GAAGATTTAGCAACAGGTAGAGTTGAAGTTGTAAGACTTAAAGTAAGTGAGGAAGCTACGCATTATGGTCAACCTTTAACTGAAGAAACTTACATGGGTTTTACACCGGGTGAAACTATTATTGGTAAAAATGGTCAACCTGTTAAAACACTAGAGGAATATAACGAAGGTACTGCATTTATAAGAAGTGATCGTGCTAATGCAGGGGAAATTGTTGATGAGTCATTTGACATTTCTGAAGACGTTATTAAAGACGGAACTAAATTTGAAGATAATTTAAGTGACTTTGGAGAATGATTAAAAAGTTGACAACGACAATCCCTCCTTTAAAAGGTCCTAGCTCACAAGGGTTGAAAGTTCCCTTAAAACAAGTTAAAACAATTACAAAAGGAAAAATAAATGGCCGAAATAGACAAAGCCCTACCAAACGTAAATAATGCAGTTGAAGTTGAAAGACCAGAATTAGAAGTGGATCTTATAGATCAAGGTACTGAGTCTGATGTACCTTTTGATGTTACTCAACTAGAAGATGGCGGAGTTGAGTTAGACTTTGAACCTGGCATGAAAAAAATTCCTGGTACAGAAAATCATTTTGACAATTTAGCAGATTTATTACCTGACGATATTTTAGATCCTATCGGATCTGAGATGCAATCTAATTACACAGACTACAAAGCATCAAGAAAAGAATGGGAAGATAGTTATGTAAAAGGTTTAGATCTTTTAGGTTTTAATTATCAAAATAGATCAGAACCATTTCAAGGAGCATCAGGTGCAACGCACCCAGTTCTTGCAGAAGCTGTTACACAGTTTCAAGCAGGAGCATACAAAGAATTATTACCGGCTGAAGGTCCGGTTAGAACACAAATTTTAGGTAATGTTGATCAAGCAAAAGAACAACAATCACAAAGAGTAAAAGACTTTATGAATTACCAAATTATGGATGTCATGAAAGAGTATGAACCAGAATTTGATCAGATGTTATTTCATTTACCATTAGCAGGTTCAACATTTAAAAAAGTTTACTATGATGATCTATTAGAAAGAGGAGTATCAAAGTTTGTGCCAGCAGATGATTTAGTTGTTCCATATTCTGCTACTTCATTAGAAGATGCCGAAGCAATTATTCATGTAATTAAAATTTCTGAAAACGATTTACGTAAACAACAAGTTAATGGTTTCTACAGAGATGTAGAATTAACTAAACCGTCTGACGTAGAAGATAAAGTTACTAAAAAAGAAAGAGAACTAGACGGAACTAAAAAAACCGGCAGCGTAGAAGACATGTACACTTTATTAGAGTGTCATATTAATTTAGACCTAGAAGGTTTCGAAGACATGGGACAAGACGGGGAACCAACAGGAATTAGACTTCCTTACATTGTAACAATTGACGAAGGATCAAGAGAAGTATTATCTATTAAGAGAAACTTTGAACAAAACGATCCTAAAAAACAAAAGATAAATTATTTTGTTCATTTTAAATTTTTACCAGGTTTGGGGTTCTACGGTTTTGGTCTAATTCACATGATTGGTGGGTTATCTCGTACGGCGACCTCTGCTTTAAGACAGCTCTTGGATGCGGGAACGCTTTCTAATCTGCCAGCAGGTTTTAAACAAAGAGGGATAAGAATAAAAGATGAAGCAAAACCAATTCAACCTGGAGAGTTTAAAGATGTAGATGCTCCTGGCGGAAATTTAAGAGATGCTTTTTTTCCTCTACCTTACAAAGAACCTTCTCCGACATTATTACAATTAATGGGTATTGTCGTACAAGCAGGTCAAAGATTTGCAGCTATTGCTGATATTCAAGTAGGAGATGGTAATCAAGGTGCTGCGGTTGGTACAACTGTTGCATTATTAGAACGTGGATCAAGAGTTATGTCTGCAATTCACAAAAGATTATATTCTTCACTAAGACAAGAGTTTAAAACACTAGCAAAAGTATTTGCAACATACTTACCGCCAGAATATCCTTATGATGTTGTCGGTGGAGAGAGAAATATTAAATTAACGGATTTTGACGACAGAATAGATATTATTCCAGTTGCTGATCCTAACATATTCTCAATGTCGCAAAGAATTACAATTGCACAAACAGAATTACAATTAGCAACTTCTAATCCTGAGTTACATAACATGTATGTAATTTATAGAAAAATGTATGAAGCATTGGGTGTAAAAGATATCGATAAAATTTTACCTCCCCCTGCTCCACAAGAACCTAAAGATCCAGCACTAGAGCATATTGATGCATTGACTCAAAAACCTTTTCAAGCGTTTAGAGGACAAGATCACCAAGCTCATATGACTGCTCATTTAAATTTTATGGAAACTAATCTAGTTAGAAATAACCCACCAGTCATGGTTTCTATTCAAAAAAATATTTTAGAACATATTTCTTTAATGGGACAAGAACAAGTTGAAATGGAATTTGCAGAACAAGTACAACAAATGCAAATGATGCAACAACAAGCACAAATGAATCCACAAATGAAACAGCAAGCTGAAATGCAGACTCAACAATTGTCTATGAAAATTGAAGCAAGAAAAGCTGTATTGATTGCTGAGATGACAGAAGAGTTTATGAAGGAAGAAAAAAGAATTACATCACAATTTGATTCTGATCCTTTACTAAAACTAAAATCACGAGAAGTTGATCTTCGTGCAATGGAAAATGACCGTAAACAACAAGACATGAAAATGAAAAATGAACTTGAAAGAGCTAAATTAGTTCAAGATCAGGCTTCTACGGATCAAAAACTAAATCAAAACGAAGAATTAGCAGGTTTAAGAGCTGAAACGTCAATTGAAAAACAAGAAATGGCGAATGAGAACAGATTAATACTTGCTAACATGAAACCAAACAGATAAAAGGAATATATTATGATGAATTACAAAACAGGCGGCAAAAAAGTAGTAATGCCCGAGCAAGAAAAAGTAGTTGATTCTAGATCAGAGAAAAGTTTTAGAGGAAAAAGCTTTATTGCTAAAGGCGACTCTAATCCGGTTAAAGGTACTGGTGCTGCAAGAAAACAAAAAGACGTAACCTGGTATTAGTATGTGGTTTTCAGCTATTAAATTAGCGTTAAACGCAGGAACGCATATTTACAAAAAAAAACAGGAAACTAAAATGCTAATGGCTGATGCACAAGCACAACATGCATCTAAGATGGCCACAGGTGAACTAGCATTTAGTGGAAAACTTTTAGAAGCTAGACAAAACGATTATAAGGATGAAGTAGTTCTTGCAATATTAACGCTGCCGATAATTGTCCTTGCATATGGGGTTTGGTCAGACGATCCACAGGCTATGGACAAGATAAAAATTTTCTTTGAGCATTTCCAAGCACTCCCAAAATGGTTTACTAATTTATGGGTACTTGTATGCGCTAGCATATTTGGTATAAAGGGTACACAAATATTTAGAAACAACGGAGTTAAAAAATAGTGATTGATAAAAAAGAAAAGAATACTTTAAAAAAACATAGCGTGCACCACACTGCAAAGCACATGTCTAAAATGAAAAAAGATATGAAAAAAGGTATGACATTTAAAAAATCACATAACCAAGCAATGAAAAAGGTAGGAAGATAATGAAAAGTTTTTTAAAAAGTATGATTATCAGTTCTGTTAAACCAAAAGTTAACACAACAACTTTAGGTACAGCTAAAAGTAAACTAGCTAAAGCAATACAGAAAGAAAAAGCCTCTAGTGCAAAATTAGGACAAACTAAATTTGAAGCGGCAAACCCAAAATTTAGAGGCAAAAAATTTACATTTGCTCCTGTAGGAAAAGCTGTAAAAGAATCGGATAGAAAAAAACAAATTATAAAAGACAATTCTAAAGTAATAAGTAAAATGTTTAAAAAAGTACTGGAGAAAAAATAATATGAGAATGAGTTATAAAAAAGGTAAAGACGTTGAAAAGAAAAAAGTTAAAGGTGGTGGATCAGACTTTGGAATGTTAAGTGTAAAAGCTGGTATAGACAAAAACCCAAACGCAACACAAGCAGATAGAATTGCCGGTGCAACAAGAAAAAAAGCTATGGGTGGCGGAATGATGAGAAAAGAATTTGGTAAAGGCGGTGGAGCCGATACACATGTTACTAAAGATGGTAGAACTGTTAAAAAAGGTCTTTACTATTATATGAATCAAGCCAAGGAAAAAGGCAAAAGTAAACCAGGTAAAGGTTCTGTAACTGACAAAGCTTTAAAAGCATCAGCTAAGACAGCAAAGAAGCCAACTAAAAAAGCGTAATGGCTAGAACTGCAGCATGGCAGAGAAAAGAAGGCAAGTCTAAATCAGGTGGATTAAATAAAAAAGGTGTTGCATCTTACAGAGCAGCTAATCCAGGATCAAAACTTAAAACAGCAGTCACAACTAAACCTTCTAAATTAAAAGCAGGTTCTAAAGACGCTAGTCGTAGAAAATCATTTTGTGCTAGAATGACTGGTATGAGAAAGAGACAAAAACCAAGCAACAATACAGGTGATGATAGATTATCTAAATCACTTAGAAAGTGGAATTGTTAATGAGTCCAGAAACAGTAATTTATAAACTGCAAAGAGGAATAGAACTACAATTAGAAAATTTGACCAATGTTGTAACAACGGGAGTTGACAGCATGGAAAAATATAGATATATATTAGGACAAATAAATGCATTGGAATCAGTGCGTCAGGAGCTTTCTAGCCTGCTTAACTCAGAGGAGAAAAATGAAGGAACA